GAGTCTAGCACAAACATGCAAGGTCTGCGCTCATCTTCAGGTTTTTTTAAGTATATATCAACCGCTTTCAGTGCTTTGGTCCTAAACTCTTCAATTGTAACAACATTGACAACAACCAGTCTCTCTAGGTCGATCCCACGACTTGCGATAAGAGACTTGTTAACAGCGGCTTCAGTGTCAAAATATAGACAATAACCATCAGGGTTAGCATCAAGGAAGTTTTTGACGACAGCAAGACTGAAGAAAGTTTTTCCAGTGCTAGACTCGCCAGCAATGGCAGTAATCTTATTCCCAGATACGCCACCAAATATAGACCCTGAAACAAGTCCGTTAAAAATGTACGAACCCGTGTCAACATATTTTTCTGTGTCGTCGATGTCTCTTGCGAGTTTGGTGTAGTCATCTCCAATCTCTTTTACAATCTCTTTTAAGAAGTCCATTAAATTACAAATCCAAATTGTTCACGGGCGATCTTTTTGTAAGCACCACCAGGGTATTGCTCACGAATATCTTTCATCAATTTTAGTTTCTGATAAAGAGCAGAGTCTCCACCAAGGCGAAGAGCACTCACAATAGTAGAGAGTTCTTTATCATCAATAGGAAGTTCCATTATCCAAAAAATAGTTCCAGGTTTACAGTTTTTTCTACGCTCCAACCGATAGCGTCTAGGATAGCTTTAAGAGGTTCAAGGAATGACTTTTCAAATTGTAAGTCATAGTCAACGTACTTGTCAATTCCAAGTTCTTTGGGAAAGTCTTGAATGAATGAGATTACATTTTCATGCAAGGTGTTTGGTTTTTTCAGATAGCAGAACTTGATCTTCTCACCATTCTTAATAAGCGAATACTTATTATCAAGTTTGTTCTTCAGAATGTAGTAATTAAAGAGCAATGCACCACGAACATGAATCGGTGTTCCCTTCACATAAATGTCAGAATGAGATTTATACTTGATGACATCAGACACTGAACGAGGGAATGACACCTGCTCTGGGGGCAACTTCTTAAACTCTTCACGGCTCTTGTCTATGAATGAAATCATGTCATCTTCAGTGCCGGTCATCAGAATCTTAAATGCATCCTTGAGCATCTTGCGACAAGGTGCAGGAGTCGATGACTTGACCGACTCAATACCCATCACCTTGAGTTTAGGATCTTCATATCGGACCCCTTCACTGTCCCACACGTTGAGAATATATCGCTTCTTCGCAGTCCAAATACCACGATCAGCAATGTTCTCACGCTTCATTTGCATTTTCTGGTCGTATGCCGAAACATACGTCGCCAGGTTCTGGTAGCATTGATCGATATACGGTTCAAACTTTTCTTCGCAGATCTTGTTAAGTAAGGAAACAACCGCTGTTTTATCGCCAGACTTATTACCAAAAAATTTATTAACAAGAGGTCCGAGATTAAGATATATCGAATCAGTATCTGATGCGATAACATAATCTTCTTCGGTTGTAGACAGCAGTTTATTTAGATACTCATTCATCTTCTGCTCAATCCAACGGATAGAGACTTGACCAGAAAGCGTAATCGCCTCTGCATTGGCCAGTTTATAGTACCTAAAATACTGATTACCGATAGCACCATAAGCAGAGTTGAGTGAAATCTTCTTAGCCATCTGAATGTTATTGCATCGCGCAATCTCTTTCTCCAGGGCGACAGTAGGAGTCTTTTCATAATCTTTCTTTGCCTGAATCATCTTCTTTTTGAAAATGACACGATCGCCGTACATCTTCTCCATCAACTCTGGCAGGAACCCACGAACGTCCTTGCGGTACATAGCACCATTGGCACACACCGCATTATCCTTATAGAGTTCAAAGTTTATTTCTTCCTTAAGGATTCTATCAACTGTAGCTGTGGGATGTTTTTCATCCAAGAGTGTCTCTGGGGAAATATTGTATTGCATAATAAGATGAGGGTAGAGACTATTAAGGTCAAAACTAACCACCCAATCATACTTTCCCGGACTCGGTTCCTTGACATAAGCACCTGCGTACTTTTCGTTTTTGTCTGACCTAATCTTAGGTGGAATAACAATATTCCGCCTCTTTAGATAGTTATAAATGATGTTGTCCCACATGCGAACCTGATAGAACACATCTGCATAGTTGACCTTAGCATCATAAGCCATTGTCAAGGCAAGTTCAATCAACTTCATCTTGTCTTCCAATCGGTCAACAAGTTCTACGTCAACGATGTTATATTCAATAAACTTCTGCCACCCATGAGTATAGAAGTCCTTAAAGGTATCAAACTCAGAGTGATCCAGTTTCTTCTGTCCTAGTTCTACCTCAGCAATATAGTCCAAACGATAAGACTCTTGTGCCTTGTAGGTGAACTTCTTGTACAGGTCCAGGTAGTCAAGTTGAGTCAATCCACCAACATCAAAGGTGATGTGCTCACGTCCCTGAATGAAAATCTTACCTTCAGTAACAAGTCCCCAGTTGGAGAAACGCTTCATCAGTTTCTCGCCAAGAACACGATCCAAACGTTTGCAGATGTACGGGATATCAAACAGTTGGATGTTCCAACCAGTCACCACATCAGGGACATCTTGCATCCAATGGTTGATGAAGTTACTGAGAAGTTCATGTTCAGTATGGCAGTGATGATAGGTGACATTCTTCTGCTTATTAACAAAGGGTTTCACGCCCCAAGTGATAATCTCCTTGGTCGTGTAGTCTTGGATTGTAATTGCAAGAATCTCTTCTGAGGCTGACTCCACATCAGGGAATCCACGCTCAGCAGTGGTCTCAATATCAAGCGTTACCAGTTTGATTTGACTGATATCAAACTTGATTTCATCTTCTGGGTATTTTTCAGAGATGTATTGATAGATGTATCGATCATTACCATAGATCTCAAACCCATCAATCTCATCATATGTCTTATAAAACTCCCGGCAGTCGCGGACAGAACCAGGTTTGATTGCATCTACACTATCACCATTCAGTGTCTTGTATTTTGTATCTACCTTACTCTTCACAAAGAGAGTAGGAGAAAACTCTTTATCTCTAATCTCAAATCTTCTACCATTGTCAACTCCCCGAACGAGGAACTGATTACCAATCAACTGAACATTAGTGTAGAAACGCATTACTTAGAAAGATCGATGTATTTTTCAAGTAGGGTGGGCATTGGATCTGCAAGAGTCAGAATCTTATCAGAACTGATAAGGAACGTATCCTGCTTTGTGTGATCTAGCATCCAAGGACAGAGATTTACATTTTCCCAAATCTCCATCGGTTTAATAAGTTTGCAGTCAGGTTCTCCAGGAACTGTTGCTGCAACTTCTTCGATCTCACTGATCAGTCTCTCGCTGTTCACCAGTAGAATCAGTTTGATTGTCTTGTCCATAGTTAAGAACGTCCTCGATATACATACCTTTAAGTTTAGTGACCGGTTCGACCATAGTGATCAACCAGTCGGATGGAACAGGGATATTGCTTTCTGCTGAAAGTGGCATCCATGGAAAGAGTGAGACCTCAAAACCAGACTTTCTAATTGTACCATTAGCGTCTTCTTCTACATCGGTCGGATTACGCATCTTGACAATACAAGGTTTCTCAAGACGATATCCAATCACTCGCCGTTCATCGTCTTCTCCGACACACATCTCACTTACGTCTGCGATGATGTCTTCACCAGACTTAAACAGCATCAATTTGATTGTCATAGTCAGTATTTACCTCCTGGTAGTATAGCATGAAAAAAGAGGGGAGTCCACTGGATTGTGCCAGTGTCCCCTCTGCGGCGACGATATTCAATAGTATTTAGAACCAATCTTTGCGCTGGTGATGAATAGGGACAATCCTACCCAAAATGATTGTCAATAACCCATCTTCAAAATCAACTGATCGAACTTCTGTATCGTCAGAGAGCGTCCACGCTCTAGTAAATGACCGTTGAGCCAGACCCTTGTGAAGGTAGTTTGTTTCCGTTTCTTTGTCTTCTTTCTGACCTTCGACAAAGAGTTTACCATCTTGTGTGTAGACATTGACTTCTTTCTTCTTAAATCCTGCCAATGCTAATTCAAGTCTTGATTCTACATTACTTACGTGAACTAGATTGTAAGGGGGATAATTTGATGAGGTTTCGTGTAAATTAAATATTCTATCAAAGTATTCATCCATACCGATAGAATTTTTGGAAATCTTTTCCATCAGCTGCGGTAGATCGGCAGCACCGTACCTTAAGAGGTTCGACATTGTACTTCTCCTTAAAAGCGAGATTAGATTGTGTGGACCCTTTCGGCATCCATTATATTTATAGCACAAACATGAAAAAAGAGGTATGGGGTAAACCACACCTCTTGTAAGTTCCGACTTTTGAAGCGACCGCACGAAAGATCGCAGATTTATTTATTC